AGGTTCAGCTTTTTGAGAAAGGACTGCAAAACATTGCAGGCAAAGTGGCTGCGGCCTTTACCGTACAATCAATAGTTCAATTTGGGGCATCTGTTATTGATACAACGAGGAAGGTTGAGCTTATGCAAAACCGACTGGCATTCGTGTTTGGCAGCGTTACCGGTGGGCGAGAGGCATTTGAAAGGCTCTACGATGTTTCACAAAAACTCGGCATAGGATTCCAAGAGCTTGGCGATGGTTTTGCCGGATTTGCGATTGCAGCGAAGATGGCCGGGTTCTCGGCCAAAGAGTCCGAGGGGATGTTTACTAAGGTGGCGATTGCGTTACGCGGAGCAGGGGCAAACTCGCTTCAAACCCAAAGATCCTTCTATGCCCTGCAACAAATGCTCTCCAAGGGCGTGGTTGCTGCGGAAGAATTGCGCAGGCAGTTGGGTGAAGCCTTGCCGGGCGCATCCGACTTGATGACCAAGGCATACAACCGCCTTCATCCTGCCCAACAAGTGACCAACCTTGAGTTCACGAAACTCCTTGAAAACGGGAAAATTATCTCTGCCGAGATATTGCCTGAAATGGCGAATGTATTGGAGGAAACATTTGCTCCTGCGGTTGCGGGTAAAGCCGGTTCTTTGGATGCATCCTTGACCAGGGTTACGAACTCGTGGGATAGGTTCAAGTTGGCGCTTGGCGAGGCGAACTTCCAATCGGTCATCTCTTTTACGACAGAACTTACAGAAGCTATAGACCTGCTTAATCTTTCACTCACCAACGAACGATTAAGCTTGTTGGAGCGCATTGCTATTGCTCTTAACGGCATATTCAATCCTGGCGTGAAGGATTTGCTGACTGCGCAACTTTATACCGAAAAAGTATTAAGCGACCAATTAAGAAAACAACAAGCGATTATTTACGCTTTGTCTGGTGAGTATAAAAATATGGGGGATGTGAGTGAGATATCTGCTATTCAGCGGAATAAACTTAACGAACAAGCCGCTTCCTCTCAAGCGGAGTTTAACAAATTGACACTTGAGCAACTTGAGGAAAAGAGAAAAAGTGCTGCAGCAGAACTGAAAGACACCGAGCATCTGCTTAGTTTGGGCAAGGCAGGGACTGACCAACTCCGAGTCAAAGGCAAAGCCTACCAAATGATTTTGGATAGGATGGAAGAGATACGGATAAAGAATAAAGAAACCGAAAAGCAGGAAGGTGATGCGATTGCAGCGGCCAAAGAACGCCTTGCCCTTGAGGAAACCCGCTTGCTCAAAACCACCGAAGGAACCACCGCGTATTACAACCAACTCATAAAGGTCATTGAGGCCCGTAAGGACTTGGTGAAACTTGAGAAGGCCAAAACGCCCAACCAAATGGGCCTTGACATTGCAAAGCTTGACAAAGACCTCAATAAGGCCAAGCAGATGATTACCTCCTTCACCCCCGAAATGGCAGACATCGTGGAAGAAGGCGTTTATGTGCCAAGCTTAGAGGCGTGGGAAAGGCTTGACAAGGACATCAAAGACCTCACGAAGCAGCAGTTGGAAGACCGCGCTGCCGCCATTCAAACCGAGATTCAACTTCACGAAGAAGGCACGGATAGGAGGCTTGAGTTGGAGAAGGCGTTGGTGATGGCGAAGGCCAAGCTTGCCGCCAAGGAAGCCGAGATTCAAGGCAAGACGGCCAAAGAGATTGAGGCCATCTTTGCCAAAGCCAACATTGACATCGCAGACCTTGACAAGAAGTTCTACGACAAAAAGAGGGAAGAGGCCGAAGAATATGCTGAGTTTTACAAGCGATTGCAGGACGGCTTGGATGGCTACGAAGGCAATTCCCTACAACGGAGAATCAAGGCTATCCGGGAATACTACGGCAAACTAAAAGCCGAGGCATTTCTCTACGGACGAACGAAGGAGGAAATGGACGCGCTTGACGCGGAAAGAGATAAGGCCATATTGAATGAAAAAGGCCAAACCTATGCCAACGCTCTTTCAGGGATAGGGGGTTTGTTTCGTGAACTGAATAATGTTCAAAAGACATTAAACGACAACGAACTCAATGACCTTCAAAAACAGTTAGACAATAAACTGATTACGGAAGAGCAGTACGAACAAAAAGTTGCCGAAATCAAAAAGAAGCAGTTTCAACAAGACAAACAAGCAGCCATTGCCGAAGCGTTGCTGAATATACCATTGGCTATTTTGCAGGGGTTTCGTAGCGGTGGGGCTTTGGGAGGAGCGATTGCGGCCATTGCGGCAGGCGCACAATTAGCAGCCATACAAGCAGCACAACCCCCGGCATTCAAAGATGGTGTCATTGATTTGCAAGGCCCAGGAACAGGGACATCCGATAGCATCCCTGCTCGTCTATCCCGTGGCGAATCGGTGATGACCGCAAGAGAAACCGCAGAATATAGGCCGGTTCTTCAGGCAATCCGTGATGGCGAATTTGAAACATTTGTAGCCAAACGATATACCGACTCAATGCGTAAGCAAGATGGATTAGGCAAATCGGGAGACTCTTTTGCCGAGAACATCGTAAATGCTTTTGATCTTCAGTCTGCCGAAATCATAAATGCCATCGGCAAGAATAAGAGGGTCAAGATTGACAATGTAAAAGAACTTGCAAGCGCGATTTTCCCTAACTCCATTCGGCATAGAGCCACAAGCAAAAAACTAAACTAATGGCCGTATTCAAGTTTTACCTCAACGGGACGGAAGTTGAGGAGCCGATGAATTGGATGGATTCCAAGTTTGAATACCGAAGAGACCCAGATCTTCCGGGACTTATTACGACTTTCATTGCGGATGTTGAGTTTTATGGGAATGCCTACGAAATCATAAAAACGGAATTTGAAACCGGTTTTGGATGTGGAGAAATTTTGGTTAAGATTGAAGAGCAATGTACGGACGGAATAAACCGAGACGGAATTATATTCTTGTCCGAAATAGACCTTGACTTGTATCGTTGCGTTGCCAAGTGCAACATTGAGGACAATACGATATATGGGAAATTGAGCAGATTGAAAGACGCAAAGGTTCAGGTTAACTGCGGAAAAACAGTTAATGGAAGCGTTCTTGCCCCTATATCTGACTTTCCAATGCCGTTTAGAACGGTTGGAAGCAGTTTGACACCCGCATTAGCAGGAGCATTAGACCCGCCTTTTGCAAAAATGTTTAAGTCATTTAGAGCAGCAGAGGTTTTGCAACAAATACTTGACTACATAACGGATAATGGAGCTACCATAGTATCTGATTTTTTGGGCATAGGGCCTGGCATCAATGTTGGCACAACCGCTAAATTCTATACCGAAAAAATATGTGGTATGATTTTGGGATGGACAGGCAATTTAGTGGTTCCGGGCGGTGACACCGTTGTTCAAGCAGTAACCTCTTGGACTGATATTTATGGAGACCCACAATCCGTTACCACGACTTTAGCCGGGCCACTTGACTCCAATAATGTTGGAAATCAAATAATAGTCTCTGTTTTATGGGATGGCACTGTTCCTGGAAATGAAATTGACTTAGTGCAAGGTGTAAATCCCAGAATCATTGAAGGGTTAAATGTCGGAAATGCTGACGTTGTTTATGTTGGGCAAACGATGCTGAGGTTTCGCTTTTTTCACAATACCGATGTTTCAATAAAGATATCAAGTTTTCCATCCAATACCCTACTATACACATCACAAGACTATTATCAAATAGCGGGAAGAAAGTTGGAGGCAACTATTGGTTCTGCAACCATTGATGTCAATGGCAAATATGGTGGCACAAATCTTTACATTAATTATGGGGGAGCATTTAAGCCGTCTCCAGCTTCTCCACCGCAAGCCAACGATCCGAGGAGCAATTCAGTTTATATGAGCTTTCAAGACCTTTACGGGTCGCTTTCGTCTTTGTATAATTTGAGTATGTATCCATATTTTGATGCAGGTACTCAATATGTCCGTATAGAACAGGAAGACTATTTTTTTCCAACCACAGGGCCAACCATTCAGATTGATAGCGCAAGGCTTATTTCAAAAAGGAAAGATAGTGAGTTTGGAATATCTAAATTGAATTATTCTCAAACCAATCAAAATGCTTGGGCCTATCTTCAATCGGAAGTTTCTTACATATCAAATGATTGTACTGACAATGAGGCTTCAATCAACACTTCTTTAGCGTTTCCGCAGGGTGGGTTTTCTATTGATGTAGAATTGATAGACAATGAAACCATTTATATGGTTGATTGGGGCGGGTTTGCGGCATTAAGTGCAGCACAGCCTCAATTACTTTGGAGCGCATTCACAATACCAGCTCCATTGCCGCCAAACGAATATTTGGGGAGCGTGTCGTATGTGTCTGAATTTAATTCTTTGACAGGGCCACCGTATTTTGGGAGATTCTTAACCCACACCGGTTCAGCGGTTCATCCTTTGGTAGCCAAAAATTATGTCATACGAACATCCAATGGTTTAAAAATAAAAGGCTCAATCGTTGACAATACATCGTCTTTGCATATCAAATACCTTTATAGTATTGAAGTGCCTCTTACAAGAAATGAATTAAATCTTATTTTGTCAGACCCTCCTGCCCCGATTGTGTTTAATGGCATAACGGGATGGATTTTGAATATGGCTCACGACATTAAAACAGGAATGACTACCTTTGAACTTCTAACGGAATGATTACTCCCAACCAACCCATTGTCTGCGTAGATAGCACTCTTGGAACGACCAATTACACGCCATCGGATTGGACAACCAAGGCTTCCTACTATCAGGGTGACGCAACCCTTATTCCAGGCACGGGCGTTGAGTTTGGTGGAGGCGCACCAACCACAAAGGTTGTTTTCACCACCAAGCCTCCCTGCAAGAACGCTATTCTTCGGGTAAATGTGACGGGCATAACGCTTGACCCCGGATGCACCGCCACGCTTGTTGGACTGAACAACCTGAACATTGACTCCGTTGGTTGGTGGCAGATTCCAATTACATCCGTTGCATTTGAGGTCGTTATTTCTTGTCCATCGGGTTTCTTAGCGATTACGGATATGGAAATCCTTTGTTTCTCCGTGGAC